GTAGTAGAAATGAAAATAGATATTAGGGAAATCAAAACAGATGTTAAGTGGATGACGGGAGAAATGAAAAATAGTAAATAAACTTGACAAAGGTTTGGCTAAGCATTAAACTAAAAAAAAGTATGCCTTATACAACTATTGCACAAGCTAAGTCAGCAGGATTCCCAACCCAAGCCGAGGGGGTTTCAATGACGATAGCACAGATAAATAAATTAGCAGATATTTATGATGCTGTTAAAAAGGACGAAAAGATTAAAAATCCGTTTGCTATTGCTTGGGTTCAATGGAAAAAGATTTATAAAAAAGTTGGAGATAAGTGGATATCAATGTCAGAGATATTAGATATGAGAAAGAATGCCGAGATGACTTTTCCAATCAATGTTTCAGATTTGAAGTTCGCAGAAGTTGAAGGTAAAAATGTTTCAGAGATACAAGTTTTACAAGCTGGTATTTGGAAGCACCCAGTTTATGGAGAGATAAAGCTTACGCAAAAAGAGTTAGAAGAGTTTGTTGTAAATTTTAACGATAGTGTTAGAAGAGATATAGCAATAACTGAAGGTCACGCTGTTGGCGAGGAGGAACTTCCTGCCCTCGGCTGGTTTAAGCAGTTAATTAACAAAGGTCGCGATGGTTTATGGGCGACAGTAGAATGGACTTCAAAGGGTATGCAACTTTTAAAAGAAAAGGCATATAAATACTTTAGTCCTGAATTTTATTCAAACTACGAAGACCCAGAAGACCATAAAACTTACACAAATGTTTTAGTAGGTGGAGCATTAACGAATCGTCCTTATTTTAAGGGATTGAATGAGATAGTGCTTTCTGAATTTACATTTGCGAACAAAGATATGGAAATCAAAGACATATTAGCAAAAGACCCTTCAGAATTAACTGATGAAGAAGTTAAGTTCCTTAAAGAGAACGAAGCTGATTTATCTGCTGAAGATAAAGACAAGTTTAAAGATACTTTAGCTGAAGAAGGCGAAGGCGAAGGCGAAGACGATGGCGAAGGAGAGAAGAAAGAAGAAGAAGGCGAGAAGAAAGAGGAAGATGAAGGTGAGGGTGAGGGTGAAGGTGATGGCGAAGGAGAGAAGAAAGAAGCAAGTGAAAAAGTTATTGTTACAAAGGGAGCTTTAAAGCACCTTGAAACAAAGGCAAACGAGGGGATTAAAGCAATGGCTATTCTTCAAAGAAAAGAAGCACAGATTTATTCAGAAGGGATAGTTTTTAGTTCTACAAATCAAGATGGAGTAATTTTGCCAAAAAGTCAGGATAAGTTAGTAAGTTTCTTACTTTCTTTGAACGAAAAACAGCAAAAAAGCTTCAAGGAGATTATGGGAGAAATCCCAACAGGAAACTTGTTTTCCGAACAGGGTAAGAACTTTAATGCTGGTGAGGAAAAAGCATCAGATAAAGTTCAGGTTTTAGCATCAGAGAAAATGAAAACTGATACAAGCCTTGAATATCGCCAAGCTGTAGAGCAGGTGTTATCAGAAAACCCTAACCTTCAAGAGGAGGCAGGAAACGAGTAAATTATTATTAAAAAGACAGATGGGTGCAAGATAGTCGTGTTGTAAAGAAAATAACCTTGAAAAAAATGAGTCAATCAATCGGAACAGATATAACTTACAAAGCTTCTGTTGACTTAGACAACAATCAGTTTTACATCGTAGTAATGAGTGGGAGTGGAACTCCAGGTGGAGTTGAACTTCCAGCTGCCGTTGAAGACGGAGCTGCTCAAACTGATGTTTTGTTAGGTATTCTACAAAACAAACCAAAGATGAATGAAGCTGCTGTTGTTAGAGTTGGTGGAACAAGTAAGTTAGTCGCAAGTCCTATGGCTATTGATGCTTTAATAACATCAGGTAGTCCTGCAGGAATTGGTATGACAGCTGCTACTGACAAAGACTTCGTTATAGGAACAGTGTTGGAAACAGCATCAACTGCTGGAGATATAGTTGAAGTTTTGATTAGTCGCTTCAAGGCATCAATCTAATGAATCCAACATTACAGGATATTCGTTATGACCCTATTTTATCAAACGTTTCTGTTGCTTATAGGAATGAGAAGTATATCGCAGAGGAAATACTTCCTGTTGTTAAAGTAAAGAATCCTACTGGTAAATACTTCATATACGACACTGCTAAATTTAGGAAAGCTCAATCTCTAAGGGGAATGGGTTCTGCTACACGAGAGGTGGATTATGGATTGAGCCAGTCAACAGCTTTCGTTGTTAAAGAATATGCTCTAAAGGAATTAGTTCCTGATGAGTTAATAACACAAGCTGCTTCTCCTCTTAATCCTTCAATGGACGCTGCCGAAAATGTTACAGAAAGGTTGTTAGTAGAAAAGGAGTATGATTTAGCAACTTATATGAAATCAACTTCTAATCTTACTAACTATGTAACTCTTTCAGGAACAAGCCAGTGGAGTGATTATGCAAATTCAGACCCAATCGGTGATGTAAAAACTGGTAAAACAGCTATACACGCTTTAATTTTCAAGAATCCTAACGTTCTTGTTTTAGGACAAGAAGTTTATGACAAGTTAGTTGACCATCCGGATATTATTGACAGAATTAAATATTCTGCTTTGGGTGTCGCAACAAATGAGTTGTTAGCAAGGGTTTTTGGAATTGATAAAGTTATTGTAGCTGGTGCTGGTTATGAATCTGCAACTGAAGGACAAGATAGTTCAATGGCATACATCTGGGGTAAATATGCTTGGTTGTTATATGTAAATACACGACCAACTACACGAAACATTAGTTTTGGATATCATTTCCAAGATAAGTTGAGAGTAGCTGACAAGTGGTATGACAAAGACCGAAAGGGAACTTATGTCAGAGTAACAGACAGGTATACCAGAGAAATCGTTTCAGTGAACTGTGCTTATTTATTAACAGCTGTGGTCGCTTAATCAAGGTCTAACTATATGGGTGTAGATAAATTTTATCGCAATGTAGTAGGGAATAAGGCAGGTTTTAAGAATAGCTTAGTTGCTGTTGAAGCAGATTTAGCTGCTTCTTTAACCCCTTACTCTTTGCTAAATCCACTAGGTGAAGACCTTATTGTAACCAAAGTTGTTGTTGACCTGTTGACAGCTTCAGCATCAACGCCTGTCGTTATAAACGTTGGGTGTGCAGATGCTACTGGGGCAGATGGTGATGACAACCTTATTGATGGAGCAGAAGTAAGTGCAACTACTACTGCTACTCCATACGATAACATTACTGATAAGGGAACAAACGGAAATACCATTAGAAAATGGGCTTCCGATGAATACCTTACTGTCACATTAAGTGATACTCCAACAGGATTTACAGGAACTCTTTACATTTGGTATAGGTTAGCTTAACATTATGAACTTTAAAGTTTTAGGAAACATAAAGAGAGGTGGAAAGCTATATCAAGCTGGAAGTGAAATCAAGATGGACAAAAATCTTGACGAAACAAAGGCACTGGTGGCTAATGGAATATTGGAAGCTTTAGCTTTTAAAATCGTAGAAACCAAGAAACCAAACAAAAAGAAGAAATAAGTATAATTGGTTAACTTTGCTCTTTCGGTGTCCTTGTGCCATAAGAGAGAGCAAAGCTTAGATAATTATAAATTAAAGGTCAAACAAATATGGGAAATTTAATAAACATACACGGAAAGAAGTTCTTCAGCGTTTATATGGAAGATGCTAATTCTGCATCTCCTAAATCAGCAACTCCATCTGGTGGAAGGGTTTTTATCACAGATATTATAGTTTCATCTGATTTAGTCGGAGCAGAAGCTATCTTAAGAGATACTACATCAGGAACTTTACTTGCTATTGAGCTTGGAACACCACAAGCCTTCTCACATCAATTTGCTTCTCCAATCGTTGGAACAGCAAATGAAGCAGTCTGGATAGAAGTAAATGGAACATCTGTCGCAAGAGCAACTATTTGTGGATTTATAGCTTAATAAGTTAACATAATTTAAGATGTCTAACTATGTAACGAATCAAGAAGTAAGAGAACAGGCTGGTTTTCAGTATAAACAAAGAAGTGAATCTTTGGGTGATGGAGATGGGGTAAATAAAATCTTTTCTTCAGAGAATAATCCAATAGTAGATAGAAATTATAGTGGAAGTCCTGTTTCAGTAGCAGATGTAATTGTTTATGTGAATGGAACTGCTGTAACGGTTTCTGCGATTGATGCTGACACAGGAAAGCTTACTTTAGCATTAGCACCAGCAGATGGAACTCCGATAACAGTAGATTATGATTGGTCTAACATAGAATTTGATGTTATAGAAAATTATGTTGATGAAGCTCACGCTTTAGTTTTAGCTAGTATTCAAAGGGCTTATTCTTTACCACTTTCAGAAACACCAGACCTTTTAATTTTAATAGAAAAGAAATTAGCAGCTGGACTTCTTTTAGATAAGGAATATTCAGTAGGGGGAGATGAAACAGAAGATTCAAGGGGAAGACGTTGGATTAAATGGGCTGAAACCAAATTAGCAGAGATAGCAAAGGGAAGTTTACAACTCCTTAATTCAGAAGGAGGATTGCTTACACAGAATTCAGCACAAGTTAGTGGGTGGCCTGACAATACAACGGAATGTTTAGATGAAGACGATTCTGGAGGAGATATACCATTTAGAATTGAACAGAAGTTTTAACAATATGGACTTAAATCTTAATTGGAAAATTGAAGGGGAAGAACAGTTAGCTAGAAGATTAAGAATACTTGGTGGAAATGTAAAAGATTTTAAGTCAGAGTTTAAGAAAAGCACAAGTTTCCTAAAAAGATTTTTTAGTGGAGAGGTATTTACTTCAAAGGGTAAAGCAATCGGTGAGCCTTGGAAAGCAAGAAAAGGTAGAGCCACAAATCCTTTACTTCAAAAAACAGGAAGAATGAGAGCTGGTTTCAAGACAAAGGCAGAAAGATTAGAGGGTGAAGTGTTTAATGCTATTGATTACTTTAAGTATCATCAGTCAGGAAGACCAAGAAGAAACTTACCAAGAAGAATTATGATGAAACTGACAGAACAATTAAAAGATAAAATAGTAGGTTTTTTCCACGAAGGAGTTTGGAAGAAAGTTAATAAAAGAGTATAATGTATACAGACCCTATCATACAAAAATATCTTGACTTATTGAAGGACAATACGACAAGAATTAAAGGATTCTACAATGGTTTTGTTTCAAATATCCCAGCTTCAATGCTTCCAGCTATTATGATAAACATTGAAACAACTGAAGCTGGTGAGTTTTCAGACATAGAAGACGAACACAGGATAGGATTAGTTCTTACTTATATTGGAGATATTAGACAGACGTTTAATGATTCAAGTTTGGTGACCGTTTTAAACAACGTGCTTGATGGGCTTGTTGGTAGAGAAGAAGAAATAAGCTCTACTCCTTATGCCTTAAAGACAGATAGTGTCTTATATGTTTTAAGGAATAATTTAAACGTTGATTCAGATAATAATTTAAGGACAGACATAAATAGTTTTTCTATCGTGACACCCAGTGAAATATCAACAGGAAGATTTCAAGGGTTTTATTCAGCAGAAGGAACTATTAAGTTTAATGCCCACTTTACACAACAAAGATGAAGAAATATATTGTAAAATTAGATAAGAAGGAAAGGGAAAAAGAGGTTCAACCTCTGAAAGAGCCAAACGTTCTTTTAAAAGGTCGTGAGGAAAGCTACTTTTTTCCAAATGAAAGAATTACAATCACAGCTTTTTCTTATGAAGAAGCTATTAAAAAGTTAAAGAAGGTTAATTAAAATGGGAAAGTTTACAGGTAGAGATATTAAAATTGGTATCGGTAAAGAAAAGATTTCAGGAACGAATAGTGATGTTACAGCAGATTCATTGGTTGATAACGTTACATCAGCATCTCCATTCACAGCTTCTATGGTAGGAGCTCAAGTAGTTAATACAGGAACTCCTGCAACATATTCTTACATTACAGCTTTTGTTGATGCTGGAACTGTTACATTAAATGATGATATTTTTGACGCAACTCCTTTTACTTATGAAGTTGCTGCTCCAAGAGGAACACAAGTAGCACCTGGCTATTGGATTCCACGAAGAACATTTGATTTTGAGGATAAGGCAACTATTGTTGTCAACGAACAGGGATTAGGAGTTCTTGAGGATTCATGCGAAGCAAAGGTTGTATCAAAATGGGCAGAAGGTTCTTTAAATGGAGTATTAAGAACAAAATCAGTTGGTTTACTATTATTGAATGTATTTGGAGAAGTAGCTTCAGCTACACCTTATGATTCGCCAGATAGTAATATATATCGTCACACATTTTCAGTTAGAACAAATCATCAACACCCTTCATTCACTTTGGCTGTTGAAGATGAGGTAGAGGAAGTCGCATATACTCTTTGTATGGTTAAAACATTAACCATTACTGCTGATTTAGGAGAATATGTATTATTCACAGCAGATATGATTTCCAAAAAGAGTGAAACTGCAAGTCCAGCTCTTACTCCAGCTTTCGTAGCAGAGAAAAACTTTGCTGCTGGAAATATAACATTTAAAGAAGCTGCGACTACTGCTACTTTGGCTGCTGCAACTGCTGTTTCTATTAAAACAGTAGAGATAGTTATTGACAAAGAGATTGAGAAAGATGATGTATTATCTTCTGTTGACCCAGATGATATGCTAAATAAATCCTTTAAAATCACGCTTACGATTACGAAGAATCTTACAAATTATACTTATAGAGATTACTTCAAATCAGCAACTCCACGTTCTATGAGAATTACTATGGAAGATAGTAATGCCGTAGCAGAAACAGGTGGAACTGAACATCCTAAACTTGAAATGGATTTAAACCAAGTATATATTACAGATTGGTCAACTACAAAAGAGTTAGATGGAATAGTCACAGAAACATTAGTGGCTAAAGCAACCTTCAAAATTGCAGATTCTGAAATGGCTCAGGTTATTTTGGAAAATCTGGAAGATACATACTAAGATGGAAACAATTAAATTCAAAACTCCATTCAAGGGGTTTGAGGTTGAAATTAAGGAGTATCTTACTGCTCAAGAGGAGTTTGATATTCAAAAGGTAATGTATAATGCTGCCAAAATAAAGGGTGGTATCATTGACGAGGTTGAAGGTGGAGCTGGAGAGGTTATGCAGAATATGGAAAAGAAGCTATTAGAAATAGCTGTTATTAGCATAAATAGCTCCACCGAAAGCCTATTAAAAACTTTGATGGATATGCCATCACAAGATTACGAATTTGTAAAGTTTCAGATTGATAAGATAAGAAAGTATGAGGAGGTAAAAAAAAACTGATAAAAGAGTATCGTAGATTCGTGAGAGGGCATTGTGATTTACCACAAGAATTTAAGGTTGTAATGATTTGTGAAAAAATGGGTTGGGACTGGGGGATATATCAGAAACAACCTTGGCAATTCATAGAATCAATCTGGTTATTTATTAATTTAAGAAACGAGAGCAATGGGGATAGGAAATGATAGTAAATTAAATATAGTTTTATCTCTTAAAGACCAAGCAAGTGCGAAGCTACAAACCTTTAGCACAAAGTTTAAAGGTATGGCTGCGAATATGGC